CCGCCGGTCGCGCATCCGCATCCAGTGGTCGGCCAGCGCCTGCGGACGAGCCCAGCCGGTCCGGTCCCAGCCGGCCAGCGCGATCCCGGTCATCCAGCGCGCCTTTTGCCGGACGGCGGCGTCGAAGGTCGCCGGGAAGAACGCCCGCACCGCGATCAGCGCGCCCGCATCGTCGACGATGCGGGCAAACCGTCCGGCCCCGCCGAGCTGGGCGATCCGCAGCCCGAGCTCATAATCCTCGGTCAGGCTGGACGCGTCGAACGGATCGCCGTCGCGGGTCGCCGCCACGGTATCGAGGATCGCGGTGGACATCGCACACCCCGTCCCCGCGAGCGGCATCCCCGCACCGAGCGCGGTACGGATGACCAGCTGCTTCATATGCGCTTCGCCTAACTGCGCGTTACCACAACTAGCGTGCTAACAGCCCTTCGTAGCCTGCTATGCGAGGCAGCTCTTTCCGAGCGCTACCGTTAAAAGCATGGCTAAATCGTCCTACTTTTAAATTTGCTAGGCGTTTTACGTTTTCGTGCGTATTACACCTCGGACTGCGCTGTCCCAAGGGATCAGCGCTTTTCTTGTGCAACGGGTTACATCGCCTATATCATAGGCAGTTGTTAATTCGATGAAGGTAGGAGGTGCAGATGGTCTGGAATGTCGTACAGCTTGTGCCCATGCGCTCCATCCGGGCTCGCGCCATCACGACGCGTGATCGCATGCCGGGTTTTCGCTGCGCATAATCGCGGCTGCACAATGAACAAACATCGCCGTGCTTCACCCTCTTGAGGAAAGAGGTGTGTTTTTGCGCGTGCGCAGGAGAACAAATATGACCGACAACATCGTCAAGTTGGACTACAACGGGCTGACTAAGCTTGTTCGTGACACAAACGTGACCGTTGCACATACCGATGCGGATGCGCGCGTGTTTACCGTGTTCACGGAAAGCGAGCCGCTGTTCTGCTATGACGCGAATTCGATCGATGAGGTTCGTTCGCTAGTGATCGATACTTTCAGATCTTATGCAAAGCACTTCCATGACGTGGACGGCTTTGAAGTCGACTTTCGCATTGTGGGCGCGGAAACCGAAGAAAAGCTGCCAATCGAGCGTGTCCTTTCAGCGCAAAACCTTGAGCCTGTGTTCGCTGAGGCTGCCTGATAGTGCCGTGGGTCCGCCTCGCCCCTGACCGGCTCTTTGTGCTATCGCTCTTTAACATTGAGCTTCTTCATGAGGAAGAACACTTTCTGTGGTACGATATGCCGGGAAAGGGTAAAATGCGTGTGCAGAAAAAATCGCCGCGCATTTGGTTCGAGAGCACGGCGGACGCGCATCAGGCAGGGGGGCAGGGAATTCTGCTGACCGGCGCTGGAGCGGGCGACAAGGCGGTCCCAAAAGAATGAGAAAAGGCCCGGTTAACGCCGGGCCTTTTTTATGCGCGCTGCCGCGTAGCGATGGCCAGCACCTGGTCGATCCGACGATGCACGACGAGGTCGACGCCGCGCAGCTTGTCAGCCTTAGGCAGCAGTTCGACGCGGTCGATCATGCTCCTGATCTGCGGGATCGCTTCTAGATGGGCGTCGGGTTCCATCAGCAGCCTTTCGAGATCGTCCATCTCGCGACGGTAGCTATCGGCAAGGCCGGGGTGAAGCGTAAGCACCGGCAACGCGTCCATAGACGCTAGAGCGCGCTTGATTCGGTCGTGATCGTCGCGCGCGGCCGTCATTGCCGCGCGAATCTGCGGAAAGCTGGATCCACCCTCACTCAGGGCAGCGACCAGCCTGTCGAGCTTGCGCCCGGCTTCGGCCAGCTGGCGTTCGGCGCGATCACGATCGCGGCCTAGCTTCTTGCTCTCGCGCGCATGTTCAAGGTGATACTCCCGCACGAATGCGGCCACGACGTCGGGCGCAAGCATTTGACCCTTAAGATCCGCCAGCACGCGGGCCTCGTAGACATGGCCTAAAATCAGCCGCGTATTGGTGCAGGCTTTCTCGTGCGCCCTTGCACATCCCCAGCGCCGGGCGCCGGCCTTGCCGTTGTTCCCGGTGATGATCCAGTTTCCGCCACAGACGCCGCAAAAGCCTAAGCCTGACAGAACGTGCTTGGGCCGGCGATGCTTCTCGGGCCGGTCGCCGGTGTTCTGCTCCAGCCTCAGCTGAACGGCGCTCCATAACACGTCGTCAATGATTCGCAGCGCTGGCACGGCGCCGACCGATACCGGGTCCACGGCCGGGCGTATGGTCTGCTTGCGCGTGGTCGGCGACTGAACGCCGATCGTTCGGCCGTACACGAGCTCACCGACGTACAAACGGTTCCGAAGGATGCCGGTACCGAGGGCTGCATTGCCGAGTAGGGTTCCCGCCCGCCAGAACCCCCGCCGCGGTGGAAGCACTCCCTCCATGTTTAGCCCCTGCGATATGGCCATGGCACTGCGTCCCGCCGCGAATTCTACGAATATGCGGCGCACGATCGCGGCCTCGTCGGCATCGATCTCGCGCAACCCACGGACAAGCTCGCCGCGATCGTCCAGCTTTGGAGTTCGCTGGTATCCGAACGCGACCGAACTTGGCGATCGGCCGCTGGTCGCGACGCCGCGGTGACCGCGGCGAACGCGCGCGGCGAGATCTTCGCGCATGCGCGAGTCCATCAGGCTCTTGATGGTGCCGGTCAGTTCGTCGACCTCGCCATCGAGCAAGGTGAACAGCCGACAGCCGACGAAGCGCAGCCGCTCGCGAATGCCAAACGCATCACCCTGATGCCGCGCTATGCGGTCGGTCGACTCTGTGAAGATCTGATCGATCCCGCCAGCCTCAGCGCGCGCGAGCATGGCATGCAGACCTGGGCGCTGTTCGGCGCCGACGCCGGCAGCGCCGCTGATAGCATAATCGGTGAACACGTCGACGATCGGCCAGCCCTCGCGCTCGGAGCGGGCGCGGAGAAGCGAGATTTGATCCTCGATCGACCGGGCGTTTTGTAGCTGACTACTATAGCGGGCGTAGAGGAGGGTTCGCACCAATTCTGTCCTTGCGAGCAGCTGCTATGTCACGCTTTACCGCGAGACGTGCAAGCGCCTTCGCCAGTTCGATCAGTTCCGGCGGCGATGATGACCGCTGAAGGGGGATCGAAACGTGTTTCACGCGGCGGCACGCTCCGCAACATAGCCCATGCCTTGCAGCTGCTGATTGACCATTGTGATGAAGCGTCGGCTTTCGTAGCGCGGACGCTCCTGCCACCATAGCATCGCCTCAATCGCGGCCGCGTAGCTCTCCCAGCGCAAATACGGCAGCACGCGCAGCGACCTCGTGTCGTGCGAATCGTGGATCGTCCAAAGCTCGTTGAGCGATAGGGCATCTACGGACGGGCCATACTCATTAGCCATCGCTGCCCGGGCCTGATCACGTCGCTTTTCGGCCCCGGCTAGCACGGCCTTTAGGTCTGCGATCTTCTCCGCGTCGGTCGTTCGATCGACCGGGGGTAGCTCCATGGCCGCATATGCTTTCCAGTCGACGGCGATAGCGGTCGAAATGCGCAGCCTGTTTGCGGCCGCCTCCCTAGTCAGCTTTCCCGCGTCTACGAGCCCGGGATCGCCTTCCGCACGGTTCCTCCGGACGTCTTCGGCGACCAACGCCATTTCGGCGTCAGCGTAGATGAACCGGGGGCGCATCATTGTGGCCCCTGATCAAATCTGTTGACTGCAAACCCGAGCCAGAACGGGCCTATCATCAATGCTATCCCGCGCGTGCTGCCAGTGATCAACTCCGCGCCGATCGCGAAAAACGTCGGTGCAAAGCCAAGGACGACGCCGCCTGCGTGATTGCGTGTCGCGCGAAAGAACGTGCGCACCGACCACTTGATCTGTGCGTCCATACTTACGACGACATGCCGCGGTGACTTGCCGCCCGCATTGCGGGCTGCTTCCCGCACGATGGCGGCGAGCCAAACCCTTCCGTCTTCGTGCATTTCGTCCCATGCGCAAGCGGCGTAGGTGGAGATGACGGGAGGGCTGTCCACGATCTGCCGAGCAGCATCCATCTCTGCGATCGTCGGGTGGATGAATGGAGACATCATGCCGCTCCTTGGAATGCAGCGCGTGCGCGCTTGAATTGACCGATGGTCAGTGTGGAGCCGTCGTCGAACTCCGGGTCCCAGCGAAGCGACACGCCGTCGCTGTCGTGCTGGGCGTGCCAGTCGGCGAGACGCCGACCGTGGTCGTCGTCGATCCGGGCGGTTGCGAAGGGCTTAATTGCCTCCGCGAGTTCGCACGCCAGCCTGAAGCAATCCTGCATCGAGCGGGGAGCGACAGCGAGAAACGTCTTGTGGTCGGGGGCACCAAGTCGACGCGCGACCAGATCCATGGTCGCCATAGACGGCACGATCATGGGCAGCCTCCTGCACGCGCGAGTGTCAGGACTGGACGGATCTCTTCGCTGTCGCCCAGATCGAGCTGCCAGCCGCGCTGATAGCCGTGCTCCGTGGCCCAGGCGGCAAAGACGGCGTTCAGCCGGCGCGAGAGATCCGCGCAGGCGTCCTCGTCCCAATGCAGCGGCCCGCCCTCGCCGTCCTCGCCGAAGTTCTGTTCGTTAAGCGTGTCGAAGTGATCGATGACGGGCGCGACGTTGGGCTCGAACACATTGAGGTCGTTCTCGAAGGGCTTGCCTTCGGCGATCCAGAATCGGGGGCCGTGCCGTTCCCTGCCCTTCCCGATAGCAGCGTCGCGCGTTTCCGATGGACCAAACCAGAATTCCGACGCCGCGGCTGGTGCATGATACCAAGGCATCAGAACCGCCCGGCAATGTAGGCGACCGCAAGGCCGAACAGGATCCACGCGCAAAAGCTGGCCGCGGTCACGCCGATCGCGAACAACAAGCGTCGCTGGCGGCTCGACTGCCCGTCGCGGGCAAGCAGCGGCAAATCAGGCCGGGGCTTGCCTTGGATCGCGCGCAAGCGTGCGACGCGCTGTGCCAGATCGTTCGGTTCTTTCCGTTCGATCGCAAAGACATTGTCAAACGCAGCAAACGGCCGTGCGGCAATCTGGCGGCGCAGGGTCTGTGGTGTCCCGGCAAAGGCCGGTGCGGGATTACCAAGAACCGCGAGAAAACATGCGAAGGAGCACGGCTGGTCAGCCTGCCCGGGTTTGGTGTCGAGGCGCATTTGCAACTCCCATCGGGCGGGGTGCCCTGATGGAAGCTAGATGCGTTAGATCAATCTAACAGTCAACTATCGTGTTAGATTAAACTATCTTCAAAAATAGTTGGCCCGCACCACGTGTATGTGAGCGACACGTTTCCTCTCAACGCGAAAAACCGTGGACGGGTTATGCTGTCGAAGTTCGACGAACGTCGATGTGAACCGAACCAGCTCCTTAATCAGCACCATCTTGATCCGTTCACCGTCGTTGCCGTCGTCCCCGCGCAGCTGGACGATGACGTCGTCGCCGATCGATACTGTGGCTTTAGGATTCACGGATACCCGTTCGCCAGGCTTGAACCGTGGCGCCATAGAGTCGCCTATGATCCTAAGCGCGTATGCCCTCGGATCGTTTGCAAGAGCGATAGGACGGGCAACTCGGTCAATCACCTCGTCCATATGCAGTTCGGTTAGCTCAATATCGCTGTCCAGATCGCCAAACTCACCTCCCATCGCCGTTCCACGAACTTCCAAATCGGGTAACCTTTCGCCGTGGAACACAGATCGTGCCGAGCCGGGGATGGACTCAACCTCGGACAAAACAGTGCCGGCAATCCGAGCCTTTTCCCGGTCATAATCAGCCATCGTTTTGCCGATCACCGCTAGCAGCTTGCGCAGCGTTTCTTCGCCCGGATTCCCATGGCCGCGAAGGTCGTTAAAATAATTGCGGGCCAGCTTTGCCTCCGAGGCCCAGCGACCCAAGGCGAGGTCGTCGGGCTTCAGCGCAAGCAAAGCGGCGTAAGTTGGCGGGTCGTTGTCAGGTTTTGGCATGTGAGAATTTTCTAACATTGCCGCTCGTGCGGCAACGATAGAAGCATCTAACAAATACGGTTGACCGTTAGACAAATCTAACGCATTCATCATGCATGATTGTCCCGTCGCATGCACAGCTGATCGCGTCGATCGATGCGTTCCTCAACCGCCATCCCGAGATCGGTGAAGCGAAGTTCGGCCGTTCTGCCACTGGAGAGCCCGGTCTGCTGCAACGGCTTCGTGCGGGTAGCTCTCCCACGCTGCGCGTGATGACGAAGATCAGCGAATTTATGGCCGCTGCCGATGGTTCGATTGAAATGAGTGATGTCGTCCATAACGAAATGGATACGGTACAGTGAGCGCTCCTGTCCGCCCGCCTGTTGCGCTCCTGACGGAAGAGGACGCCCGCGAGATCTTGTCGCGGCCGCTCCGCGCGCTTTGTTCTGACCACGGCCCAACCCGTGTCGCCAAAGCACTGGGCGGCATTGATGAAAAGACCGTGCGCAACGCCCGCGACGAGCGTTCAATGCTATGTCTCGACACCGCTGCGAACCTGCTGTCGCTCGATCCGCACGCCCTGGACGGCTTCCTTGCCCATTTTGGTCGGCGTTCCGTTCCTGCCGATGCGGTCTGCGATACCGATGCGTTGCCAGCGATGACGGGCGCCGTTCACAAGCTGGTCGTTGCTGCGGCCTCGTCATCGGACGGTGGTGCGGCACTGACCCGCATCGAATTGCTTGAAGCCAAGCCGGATATTCGCGCGGCTTTTGACGCGCTCGGCGCCCTGCTCGGCCGAATTGACCGCATCGAACGAGGGGTTGCAGCATGAAAAAGGGACTTCTGCGGCTCGGCGTCGCCGTGCCGAACGAGGGCGCGCGACGTCTTGCCCATTGGATCCAGCACCAGCCGGTCGGCGCTTTGAGTAAGCTCATGCGCAAGACAGGTATCGGGCAGATCTCGATGGAGCGCATGATGTCGGGCGACGTCGTGCCCGATGCGCCGCTCGCCTATCAGATCTTCGCAGCCACGCGCTGCGCCGTACCTATCAACGCTTGGGACGCGAAGCCCGAGGGCGGCTGGTTCGATCGAGTTGCACAGCGCGAGCATGAGCGGAGGGCTGCGTGATCGCGATGGCAACTATGCAGATGCTCGCTGCCCATGACGAGGCTCCTGGCGTTGTCGCCAGTCCGACCCGGATCGACGCGTGGATGGAAGTCGCCAAGCATGGCGACGTCTTCACGTATGCCACCCGGCTATGCCTGCCCGTGAATTCGGCCGGGGCGAAGCGCATGCGCGACCTCGCAGCGCTCGGGCTGGTCGTGCTTACGCGTCCGCGATCAAACATCGATCCGACCGTGTTCAACTATCGAGCGCAACGGACTGGCAAGCCGACGCCGCTGACGCGGCCGGTGCGGACCGTGTTGACCGCGCCGTCTGCCAAGCTGGTCGACGACGAGGCCGCAATCGTCGACGCATTGCTCCCGGTGCTGGAGCGGTTCGCATCGCATGCCCGCCCCTGCCCGACCGACAAGCAACTGGCTGACAAAGCGCGGCTGACCGAGGACGCGGTGAAAGCCGGACTTGAGGCGATGGTCGCCGCTCACCTGATCAAAGTGCTCGGCTGCGCGGCGCCAACGTATCGGCGTGTCGTCATTCTCGGCACCGGCGCAATCACGGGATTTGCGAAGTCATGACGATGAACATCGACCGCGCCGCGAAGCCCAGCGCGCATCAAGGGCGCCGCTGAGTCATGGCCCACGCTAAAATCAACGTGGCGCGCATGTACGACTGGATCGAGCGCAACATCGAGCACAATACTGCTCTGCCGACCGATGCGCAGATCATGGAGCGGTTCGGCTTCGACAGCCCAGAAAGTGCGCGCACTTTGCTTGCCGAGTTGGCTGACGCCGGTCGGATCACGATCAAGGGCTATGGCGAGACACGTATAATAACGCTGGGGCGGACGAAGGCGACGCTTACGCCCGCACCGCGCCCGGTGCCGACTGCGAAAAGGCCAGATCCGGTGATTGACGCGGGCGTCGCCAAGATTGCGGCGATCGTCGCGCGTGGCGGCAATGCCGGATCGGCGCGCGCTGCGCAGGCTGCCGATGCGCTCAAGACCGTCCGGACGAAACCTGCGCCTTCCAAAGCTCCTGCGGTCAATCCGACGCCGAAGGCGTCGGTTGCCACGCTCCCGACTAAGGTAGCCGTTCCCTTGAAAAAGCCTGTCCCGAGTACCCCGCCCATCGAAACGGCGACGAATCCAACGTCAGACTCTGCGCCGACGCTCGATGGCCTGTTCCAAATGATCCGGCAGCACGTCCAGCGTGCCGGCCACCACCAGTCCAGCGAACTCGCGGCAGCTGTGGCGCGCGCTGGCGCTGCGGAAGCCCGGGCCGATGCGGCGGAGGCGGCGCTTGCACGGATCAAGGCGGCACTCGCGTCGTGAGGCTGAAGCTCGACACACAAGTGGAGCTTGCTGTGCAGCAGCTGCTGGACGGCCGCGAAGAAGAGGTAACGGTCGAGGTCGTCCTCGATGGTCTGCCCTCGCACATCAGGTCCGCTGCACCCTCTCGTAAAGCCATCGTCCGTGCGGTCATGGCCGCAGGATGGAAGGCTGGCCGCACGCGCGCTGGCACGGTCATCTATCGCCGGCCGGACGCACCCGAGGGCGACGATCCAATTCCCGAGGGCGACAACATCGCGGCCGATGAACTCCGCCTGCTCGTCGAGCGCGCCGAGCGTCTCGAAGAAGAGAAGAAGGGCATCGCCGACGACATCAAGGATGTCATGGCCGAAGCCAAGGGGCGTGGATACGACCCGAAAGCCATCCGCAAGATACTCTCCATCCGCAAAAAGAAGAAGGAAGAGTATGAGGAAGAGGAAGCCATCCTCGAAGTCTACCTGCAAGCACTGGGGATGATCTGATGAGCAGCGTGAACAAGGTTATCCTCGTCGGGCACCTGGGCAGGGACCCGGAGCCCCGGACGTTTCCGAACGGTGGCGAGATCGTCAACATGAGTCTCGCGACGTCCGAACGCTGGAAGGATCGCACGTCTGGTGATCAGAAAGAGCGGACCGAATGGCACAACCTCGTGATCGTGAACGAGGGGCTGGTGAAGATCGCCAAGCAGTATTTGCGGAAGGGCTCCAAGGTCTACATCGAAGGCACCCTGCGCACGCGTAAATGGCAGGACAGCGCCGGCAACGATCGCTGGTCGACCGAGATCGTGCTCGGCACATTCAATTCGATGCTGGTGCTGCTCGATCGGCGCGAGGCGGATCCCGGTCGCACCGACTATTCGAGCTACGGCGACACGCGTGGCGGCGCAGCTGGTGGCAACGCCGGTGCCGGCGCTAGCGGCTCGCGCGGTACCTTCACCGACGACCTGGACGACGACGTGCCCTTCTAACGGACGCGCCGTCGCGCCGCTGGCAGACCGGTATCGGTCGTCTGCCTCCAACTCTGCCGGGGGCATGATCTGTGAGCGTTTCCACTTCGTTGCCGTCTCAGCTTGAGTCGGCGCTGTCTTTCGCGCGCCGTGGCTGGCCGGTGTTTCCGTGCTCGGTCAAGAACAAGCGGCCGCTGGTACCGCAGGACCGCGATAGCGACGGCAACCCGATCAAGGGGTCGGGCGGCGTATCTAAGGCGACCTGCGACGAGGATCAGATCCGCGCCTGGTGGCGCAAGTGGCCCAAGGCGATGATCGGCGTCTCGGTCGGCAAGGCCAACCTGATCGTGATCGACTTCGACCCCCGCATTGATAACGCCACCGGTGAAGAATGGACGCTGGAGCAGCTGAAGGCCGATCTCGAAGAACAGATCGGTTGTGCGCTGCCAACCAGCCTTGCGGTTCGCACGCCATCGGGCGGCGTTCACGTCTATTTCGAAATGCCTGAAGGTGAGCCAATCGGCAACCGCGGCAACCTGCCCGATCACATCGATGTCCGCGGTCTCGGCGGCTATACGATCGTGCCGCCCAGCCATTGCGAGGGCGACGGGAAGAACGCGACCGGGACATATCGCTGGCTGCGTGGTGATGCTGACGCGGCGATCGTGCCGATGCCGGTCGAACTGGTCGCCGTGCTGCGGTCGCCCACCGGCAAGCGCAAGGCTGCCGATGCCGGCAAACCGACGTCGGGCTACGTACCGCGCGACGTCTTCCCGGTCGACGTCGATGCGCGTCACAAACGGTACGCCCAGATCGCTCTTCAGGAGGAGATGGACGAACTCGCCGCTACGCCGATCGGCGGTGGTCGCTGGGGTGGCCGTAATCAGGGCATCTATCATGCCGCGCTGAAAATGGGCGGTCTGGTGATGGCGGGCGCGATCGCCGAGAACTTCGTTCGTGCTGGCCTCGAATCGGTCGTGCGGGCCATGCCGCAGAATGACGATCTGGCGGGCGCATTGAGGGCGATCGACAACGGCTTCGCGAATGCAAAGCCCCGCGATCTCGGCGCCGTAGGCGCACAGACCGCACGCGGCCGCGACAGCGGACGGGCAGCATCATCATCGCCATACGCGCCTGAGGTTCCGCCTCTCGATGCCTATGCCGAGGATGTCGGTCAGTTCGAACCCGCGCCCGGACCCGGCGAAGATGGAATTTCCGAGCCCTTCCAAACCGGAACCATCAGCCCCCCGGCACAGGCTGGGGGGTCAGGGGGGCGCATTGCGCCCGCTAAGGACGATGCGCTGGATCGCCAATGCGCGTTGTATCAGGCTACCGACCTGGGGAACGCCGAACGATTTAGGACGCGGCACGCATGGCGCTTTCGCTTCTGCAACGAACTGGGGTGGTTCGTGTGGGACGGGAAGCGCTGGGAGCTGCTGTCCGAGGAAAAGGATAAGATCCCGGGGAAGGTCAGTCTTGCCGTTTTCGATACCGTGCGCTCGATACGCCACGAAGCGGATCTTGTCGCGGCGAGCGGGCTGAAGGAGGATCTGCCTGAGGATGCTACCGACGAGCAGCGCACTGCCGCGCTCGACTTCATCGTCCGCTGGAAGGGCAGCGGCGATAACAAGGTGCCGATCTATTACAGCGACATGCTGCGCGACCACGCCAAATCGAGCGAAGGCTCGCAGCGCCTCGGATGCATAGCCGGCCTCGTCAAATCGTTCGTCGACGTGGCGATTCGCGCAGATGCAATGGACGCCGACCGCATGGCTATCAACCTGCTCAACGGCACGCTGCGACTGACCCAAGAGGGCAAGCGATGGGTGATGGTCGAAGGTGTCCTCAAGCCGATTACGACGGGTGATCGCTGGGGCATGCGAATGGACGATCATCGCCCGGAGGATCTGATCAGCAAGATCGCCAATGTCGTGTTCGATCCGAAGGCACTCTGCCCGGATTACGATACCTTCCTGGCGGTGGTGCAGCCCGACGACAAAATGCGGCGCTTCCTTCACCAGTGGGGCGGTCTGAGCATCACCGGTGACATCAGCGAGCAGAAGCTGGCGTTCTTCCACGGCAAGGGCCGCAACGGTAAATCGACGCTCGTCGACGCGTGGAGTTACATCGCCGGCGACTATGGCGGTTCGGTCGGGATCGAGACGTTCCTCGATCAGGGCCGTGGCCGCAAAGGCGGCGAGGCGACGCCCGATCTGGCGCGCCTGCCCGGCATCCGTTTCCTGCGGACGTCGGAACCCGAAAAGGGGGCGAAGCTTGCTGAGGCGCTGATCAAGCTGATCACGGGCGGCGAACTCATTGACGCGCGGCATCTGAACAAGGGCTTCTTCTCGTTCCTCCCCTCTTTCAAGGTAACGATCTCTGGCAACCACAAACCGAAGATCACCGGTCATGACGACGGGATCTGGCGGCGCGTCATGCTTGTGCCGTGGGACGTGCAGATCGCGAAAGAGGCGGTCGACAAAGCGTTACCGGAGAAACTGAAAAGAGAAGCTTCCGGCATCCTGAATCGGCTGATCGAGGGCCTGTTGGACTGGCGCGCGCACGGGCTGGTCGAGCCTGAAAGCGTGTTGGCCGCTACGGCCAAATACCGCGAGCAGAGCGATCAGCTGGGCCGCTTCCTGGATGAGTGCACCAAGCCGGTCGATGGCGCGCGGTCCAAGTCGTCGACGCTCTTCGAACTGTTCAAGGCATGGTCGAAGGAAACGGGCGCGGCCGAATGGCAGACAGTGGGCTTCTCGAAGGCGATGGAGGATCGCGGTTTCGAGAAGAAAGCGTCGAACGGGATGCAGTGGCTCGACATCGAGATGACGAAATCGCCTGCTGACTATGCCGATACGGATGCTGGGCGTTCGCAATATGCCGGCGATCCCGGACCCTACCCGGACGATATGCCGCTGTAGGCTACATTTGGAAGGGGTTTGCCTTCCAGCTGGAAGTACGATTGGAAGGACGAAAATGGCGGATTTGTGCGGGTTTGGAAGGGGTGGAATGACTTTGCTTGGTCCCCCCGTCATGTGCGCGTGTGTGCGCGCATGCGCACACGAAAGACCCTGAATTATCCTTCCAACCCTTCCAATCTCTCTCACTACTTACTTCAGACAATCATCAAACGGCGGAAATCCGCCGTTTCTGCAAACACAAAGGACCGTTGCAATGGAAGGACCGAGGCATGACACGATCTCTCCGATGGAAGGAGCCGTCCTTCCACAGGGCTTCATGTCGTTCGATGACGTGCAGGACCGGCTGGTCGAGGCGATGCTGACATGCTGGCGCTATCCCGATCGCGAACGCGGCTGGCAGACGCTGCGTTGCGCCTGGCCGGAGATCAGTCGCGATGTCTGGGCTGGCGACTATGACGCGCGCGGTGGTGACGGGACCAGTGGCGACGTCACGCTTCGGCCTGCATCGCAGACGCGCGCTGAGATCGCCGAGATGGACGAAGCCTTCGGCTGGCTCGATGCGGTCGCGCCAAACGATCGCAAGCTGATCGGGCTGGCTATCCGTGAACTGGCGCGCGGGCGTCGGGAGATACCATGGCGCTCGCTTATGCCGCTGTTGGGCATCCGCATGGGGGTCACTGGCGTCCAGATGCGCTATTCGCGCACCATCACTGCCATTTGCCACGCTGTGAACCGCAGAAACCCTAGTGTTGGTGTGTCAACCGGCTGAAAGTGCGTAGCGGCAACATTCTTTTGTGGTCCTATCGCATCAAAACCACCTATTTATTGACACGCTGGGTTGGGCCTTCGGGTTCAACGTAGCATCCCTACCGGTTCCCTCGAAGGGCGGCGCGACCTCGGTCTCGCCGCCCTTCGCTGTTTAGGTGCAAGCGCATGGGCCGACTGAAGAGCCTGCCCCCGCGTTTGTCCGCGCCTGCCTCCCGGCTGACGTACCTGCCGGGTGATCGTCAGGCGTTCGATCGGGATCGAGATCGGCAGGGCTGGCGCAGGTGGTACAAGACGGCGCGGTGGCAGAAGCTGCGCATGTCGGTGCTCGTCCGCGATATGTTCACCTGCCAGATGGCGGGATGCGGCAAGGTCGAGGGCGACACGTCGCAACTGGTCGCTGATCATCGTCGTGCGCACCGCGGTGACGAACGGCTGTTCTGGGATGAAGGCAACCTCCAGTGCCTGTGCAAGCCGTGCCACGACAGCACGAAGCAGCGGCAGGAGCGGCGCGGCCTCGCCTGATCCGAGGGAAGGGGGGGGTCGAAAGTCGCCAAGGGCGCCGGCCGCTAGACCGCTATCGTTCTCATTTGGAGGTTTTTTTTGGCCGCAGCGAAGTTTTCGGAGGTCGACCTATTTGGCGACGCCGTTCTTCCGGCCAAGGAAGGCCGTGGGCGGCCCGAACATTCGTGGTCCGCTGCGAACTCCAACAAGGTGCTGTTGGCATTCGTGCGCGGTCTGACGGTCAAACAGGCGGCAACGGCAATCGGGGTGTCGGTCCCCACTTTGCGCAAGCATTATTCTTCCGAGCTTGCACAACGGGAAGCTGCCGCCATCCGCTATGAGATGGTCCAGTTCAGCCGGCTCAATGAGCTGGCGAAGTCCGGCAGCGTGGCGGCTGAGAAGGAATTGGCCCGCCGCCTGGAGAAGGCACGCCTCGACGACCTGTCGGATCGCGTATCGAACCACGCCCGTCCGCCCCGCGTGAAGCCGCGCGGCAAAAAGGAAGAGGCGTTGGAGGATGCGCAGAACGTTCGTGGGTTGTATGAACCGCCTGCCCCGCCGCCCGGCTTGCTCAATTGAGCAGTCTAATCTTGCCACCGCCGCTCTGGACGACGGCATGCCCTGACTGGGAAAGGCGCATCGTCGAGCGAGAAACGCTCGTGCCATTCGCGCCGTTGTTCCCAGCTGAGGCTGAAGCGGCGCTCGACATCTTCAAGTCGCTCCGCATGGTCGACGTGGCTGGCCAGCCGACGTTCGGCGAGGCATGCGAACAGTTCGTCTTCGACCTCGTCGGGGCGATCTTCGGGGCCTACGACGCGAACGCCGGACAGCGGTTGATCGAAGAATTCCTGCTGTTGATCAGCAAGAAGAACGGTAAGTCGACGATCGCCGCAGGCATCATGCTCACCGCGCTCATTCGCAACTGGCGGCATGACGCGGCGCTAAGCATCCTTGCGCCTACGCAGAAGGTTGCTGCGAACAGTTTTGGCCCGGCCGCTGCCATGGTGCGGATCGACCCGAAGCTGAAGAAGCTGCTGCACGTCGTCGACAACCAGCGGATGATCAAGCACCGGGTCACCGGCGCCGAACTCCGCGTGATCGCGGCCGACACCGGCACGGTGGGCGGCAGCAAGGCCGGGTTCGTGCTCGTCGACGAGCTATGGATCTTCGGCAAGCAGAACAACGCGGAGTCGATGCTCGAAGAGGGCACCGGTGGCCTTGCGTCGCGGCCCGAAGGCTTCGTCATCTACCTGACGACGCATAGCGACGAGAGGCCCCGCGGCGTCTTCAAGGATAAGCTCGACTATTTTCGCGGGATCCGTGACGGGAAGATCGAGGATCCGCGCAGCTTCGGAATGCTCTACGAGTGGCCCGAGGCGATGCGCGATGACGAGTCCTATCTCGATCCTGCCAATTACTACGTCACGAACCCCAACCTGGGCCGGTCGCAGTCGGTCGGTTTCATCCAGCGCAAAATCCAGCAGGTCAAAGAGGGCCGGGGTGAGGACGGGGATACCTCGCTGCAAATCGTGCTGGCGAAGTATCTTAACGTCGAGATCGGTCAGCGGCTCTCTCGCGATCGTTGGCAGGGTGCCGAGTTCTGGCCGCGCTGCGCGGTACCGGCGCTCTCGCTCCACGACCTTATCGCCCGTAGCGAGGTCATCGTTGCGGGCGTCGATGGTGGCGGTTTGGACGATCTTCTGGGCCTGTGCCTGATCGGCCGGGAGAAGGGCAGCAAGCGCTGGCTGATCTGGTGTCATGCGTGGGCATGGTCGATCGTATGGAAACGTCGGCCTGATATCGTCACCATCCTCGACGAGCTTGTCGCCGAGGGCACGTTAACCCGGTGCGAGATGCCCGACGAAGCCGACCTTGGCCTGATTGGCGAGGGCGACGACGAGACCGAGGAAGAAGACCTTAGCGCCGATGTTGAAGGTGTCGTCGCCGTTCTCGTGGCGGTGCGTGACGCTGGTCTGCTGCCTGACCGTGATGCTGTCGGGCTTGATCCCGCCGGGGTCGCGGCGATCGTCGACAAACTTGCGAGCGAGGGTTTCGAGGACGCGCAGATGAAGGCGATCCAGCAAGGCTGGCGCCTCACCAGCGTGATCAAGGGGCTTGCGCGCAAGTGCGCAGCGCGGACCGTCCGGCATGGCGGATCGAAGCTGATGACGTGGTGCATCGGCAACGTGAAGCAGGAGCCGCGCGGCACGAGCGGCGTGGCGATCACGAAGCAGTCGGCCAGTGCCAAGATCGACCCGTTCGCGGCCATGATGTCGGCCGCGACGCTCATGATACTTAATCCGGAAGCTATAGGAGGCGACGGCGTGGACGACTTTATTGCCGCGCTGAAAGCGGCCTGATGAGTAGCTGGCTTTCGACCGCCTGGTCGTATGTGACGGGTGCGTCATCCGCGTATATCTCGGACGGCGAATCCGCGAAGTTGAGCGGCGCACCGGAAGACGAGCCGACGCGCATCAAGATCGAGCTAGGACGCGATCTTGGCGGAGGCTCGGTCAACGCGCAGACCACATTAGGGTTGTCGACGGCATGGGCCTGCATTGGGTTAAAGTCCGAACTGGTCGGTTCGATGGGCTGCGGCGTGTACAGCAAGAGCCCGACCGGCGGGCGTGTATCGCGTGATGATCACTGGCTTTATGATCTCCTGCATGAGTCGCCGAACGCGGATCAGACGCCGTTCGACTTCTGGGCCGGGCAGACGGCATCGATCGACCTGTGGGGCAACAGCTACGCGCTGATCGAGCGGCTAGGTCAGCGCGTCACGTCGCTGTTGCGGGTCCACCCGGCTCAGATGGAGCCATTCCGCAAAGACGGCGTGAAGATGTACCGGTACCGGGATCGTGGCCGGACCGAGGATTTGCCTGCCGAGAAGGTGTTCCACATCAAGGGCATGAACTTCGGCGGTGACGTTGGCCTGTCGGCGGTCGAATTCGGGCGCAGGACGATCGGTGCCGCCCTGGCAGCGAACCGGGTCGCCAACTCGGCATTCTCGAACGGCCTTCAGGTCTCGGGTTTCATGGAGACCGGCGCCGCAAAGCTGACGCCCGAGCAGCGCCGCGATCTGGTCGATATCTTTGGCGAATTCACCGGCGGCGACATGGCGGGCAAGGTCCTGCCGCTGGAGAAGGATTTCAAATTCGTCCCGCTGACCATGAAGCCCG